ATATTGGGCAAAACCTTTAATAGAATCTTCTTTCAATAATCATGTAATGGGTGCCCGTGCATATAACGGTAACACATCAACATCATCATTTTATGATTTACAAGCACAATGGAAATTTTGGCAACCTTTTAATGCTGAATTAACTTCCAGTATAAAAAGTATGCATCCCGATCAAACAAAATTTAATTTCTTCACTTCACCAAAGAATGCTTACTTCAATGGATTTAGTAGAGATTTGTTTGAATCAACCGTTGAAGTTTACAATATGGAAGTTGCAACTGTTGCAAATAATACACCATTCTCCGAAAAAATTAGGATAGATTCTGCATCACTTCAAGGATCTTTAACAAAAGATAGATCATCAACAGTAACTGCATTTGATAATTTTTCAATAGATTCAAATAAGTTAATGGTTGCATTTTCGCCACAACACATAATAAATGAAGACATATATGAATCAATAGGTAATGCTGTAATAGATGATTATTTTGGTGAATACGAAAATACAAAAAGAGACGAATATCCAAGATTAAAACAATTTGCAAGAGAGTATTGGAAAAAATATACAAATAGAAATGATTTTAGTTCGTATTTAAGATTGGTTTCTATATTTGATTTTAGTTTATTTGATCAAATACGCCAAACACTTCCTGTTCGTGCAAACGAAATACTTGGATTGGTTATAGAACCAAACATACTTGAAAGATCAAAAGTAAAAACATCAAAAGATTTTGGTGGTTTGGGTTCGGATAGATATGTTAGAGATACATCTGAAATATCTGCTTCAGCTGTTATTATCGGTGATGTAAATAATTCAAAATCAACAACTGTTTTTGTTGGTTTCGATGAGGATATACCAAGTGAATTTACAAACATTGCCGGTGAATTTGATATAGAAGAAACATTTGAGGCGGAAACAGAAAACCTAGAAGATGATGTTGATGTTAATGCAAATTTAATAATTGATGCATCACTTACAGATGGAACTATTTCATCAAGACAACGAGAAATAATTGCAGAATCTTATGATCAAAGGGGAACTATAAACAAAGAACCTGCTAGATTTATCGATAATACTATAACCAATATGACCGGACTTATTAAAGTTATAGGAAAAAATTCTTTGATTGGTAAGAACAATACAATACTTGATGTATTTGGCAGTTTGGATTTAGGGTTTTCAAACACATTTGATAGAACAAATGTAATACATGGAAGCACAACAGGATTGGGAACTGGATGGTATACTGTAAATAATTCCTTTAATAAAAGAACTTCTTTATTTCAAATGATTAGTTCATCCCGCGATGAAAATTTTTACAAAACATTTAAGTTTTACTATACATCATCTTTGAATCCAGAAGGAACAAATTGGAGTTCTTTTGAGTATTTACCGGCAGGACAAATGAATCAAGGTAACTATACAACTTCTGTTCGTAATGCACGATTTGATGGATGTAAATTACCAGACAACGATGTTACAAACAAAATATCTTTTCCAATGTATACGCCAAACTATACATATTTGGATGCAAATGAAGATCCAAGTGCTTTAATTATTTTGGTTTTGCCTTTTGAAGTTTTACCAGAATGGTTACAAAGAATAAGATCACAAAGAAGATAATCCAAAATAATTTGATATTTTTGAATAATTGTTATATTTATAGAAGTATACGAATAATTTTCTAACAAGGAGTTTTACAATGGGTTACTTAAACAATAATGTAGTTACAGTAGACGCAATCCTCACAAAAAAAGGTAGAGAACTTTTAGCAAGGGGAGCATCATCTTTTAACATTACGCAATTTGCTCTTGCTGATGATGAGATTGATTATGATTTATGGAATCAAAGTCATCCATTGGGTGATGATAAAATGGGCATAGTTATTGAGAATTTGCCTATCACAGAAGCTGTTCCTGATGAAACACAATCAATGAAATACAAATTGATTACATTGAGTGAAGGAACAAAATCAATACCTTATATTGAAGCTACACCAAGTTCATTAAACCTAACTTTTAATGGTGGTGCATTAGATTTGACACCGGATGATATAGATACCCCAAATCTTAAATTTTTGGTCAAACAATGGAATGAAACCGGTGGTGGAGGATCAGCGCTTAAAACTAATGCAGGTGGGTATACATTTACAATTTTAGATACAACATACTTCACAGTATTGGCTGTAAATGAAGGTGTACAACAACTTCCCATGTCTGGTAAATCAATCACATGGAATACTACCTCTGATAATGTTCCAGTATTGGATTTTGTAATTGGTATAAATGGCCGTTGGCTGCCGGATACTCTTGATGGAAAATCCACAAAAATGATTGTTACAAATACAAGATATGGTTCAAGAATTGTAGTTCCTATTTCATTTAGTAATGTTTAATTTATAGTATAGAATTATTTAAGTTATAGAGGTTTAATTATGGCCGTACAAGAACCAACATTTGCACAGATTTACAAGTTTTTCCCTCCAAATCAGGCAAAACCAACAACTACTGGAACTGCAAGAGGATTGTGGAATACTGGAACAGCAGAACTACTTACATTTTTTACAAGTTCTACTCAAACAGATACTTCCAAAAATTATTATTATGAAATTTGGGGATCAGCTTCACTATCATGTGACGAAGAAAGAATGTTTTCTGTTGCATATGGTCACATCAGTGGTTCTGGATCTTTGAACGAAGGTGGTGAGGCAGATGATACACCATCTCGTGCAATTTATTCTCAATATAAATCAATGTGTCTTGACGGAGATGAAGGTGGATTTTATCTTTCTGGATCAAACGCTGATACAATAGATCCAAATCTTCCACTAGCCATTGAAGATTTTTATGTGATAAATATAAACAGAGATAAATTTGGCGATAAACTTGATCCTGGCAATTTTGAAATAAGTTTTGCTGAATTAAGTGGAAGTGGCAAGGCAAACAATGTTCATACTGGAAGTAATGTCCAAGTTTCAGGTTCAACACCGAAAATAATTACACTAATAGATGATTCAGGAGATGGTTTGGATCAACTTGAAACTCTTTCTCAAACGTCATATGTAAGAAACCTTGTTAGTGGAAGTTTGCAAAATGGAATTTATTCAGATTCAAGTAGACATTATTATGGAAAAGTTTATCCAAGTCAGGGTATCATTTTAATTTCCGCAAAGGCGTTAAATCATTCTGCATCATTCAATAGTGTTACCGGTAGTAATATAAATGGTGATAATTCATATAAATTGTTTACATCTATATCAGGTGCTGCTTCAATTTATCAGGAAGGATTTACCGCTCGTGCAATATCTGTAAAACATTGTTCTTATTATTATTGTAGAGTCACAAACAGTGATTTTAACTATACAAGTAATCCAACATATGTTTATCAAGCTGGAAATGATAAAGGTTTAATAAAAAATAACAGATTCCATGATAATCCAGTAACATACATAACTTCTATTGGTTTGTATGGACCCGATATAAATGGAAATGTGAGTTTGCTTGCCATTGCTAAAATGAGTAAACCAATTAAGAAAACTTATACAAATGAATTATCCGTTACTATAAAATTGGAGTATTGATTGTTATGGCTGTTACACCTTTTGTATTAAAACGTTTTTCTAATGATGCTGTTGGTAGAAATCGTAGAGAATTGATTACTGCTCCATTGTGGACAGGAAACAACACAGACCTGTATACTGTATTTACATCATCTGATCAGTCCGATGCAACAAAAAGATACTTTTATGAGGTATACAACAGCCAATCTAATTTTCCAAATGCTGAAGTTCAATTTAGTGTTGCGTTTGGTCATGCAAGGGGTAGTGGTTCATCTACTGGATCATATGGTGCTCAAGATTATGATTATCCAACACAAGCAATATATTCACAATATAAACAAATGTTGCTTCCACCTGGAATAAATCAGTTTACATTTACAAATGGAACCGTTTCTGAAATATCAGAATACATATATGTTCTTAATGTAAATAGATCTAGATATAAAGATAGAATGGACACTAATACATGGGAACTTTCACTTTCTCAATTAAAACCAGATGGAACAGTTGATGGTGCAAAAGATGTAATCACATTGATTGATGATTCCGGCACAACAACAACTGAACTATCGGTTCAAGGTGGCAGAATATACAATGTTGTTAGTGGATCACTTACAACAGGAAAAGTAACATCAGATTCTACTCCTTGGGGTTTATATTATCCTGACCATGGCATGATTATCTTAAATGGTAAGGCAGCTGATGCATCTGCATCATTCATTACATCTGCAAGTAGAGTTCCACTTTCAAGTGAAAATTACACAGGAAGTTTATTCGGTGACAACAATGCCATCAGATTGTTCACTTCTATAAGTGGTGCGATGTCAATAGATAGTGCATCTTTTTCTTTCAAGGGAAGAACCAGTGAGGTTGTTGCTTCAACTTATTATTTTGTAAGAGTTTATTCCGATGAATACAATTATACTAATAATCCAAGTTTTTTCAATCAAAATAATGTGTTGAAATATGAAAGTATGATTATGGATCCAAAAGTCTATATCACAAGTATTGGTTTGTATGATGATGCAAACAATTTAGTTGCTGTTGCTAAGCTAAGTAAACCAATACAAAAATCGTTTGACCGAGAAGTAGTTATTAAAGTAAAACTTGATTATTAAGGAAAATACGCATGGATGTTCTATTAAATGACACCCTTAGATCTCTTCTAAACAATGGTATAAATGGTATACGGAATAATGATCTAAACTCAATTATTGCAGCAATAGATTATCTGGATACTTTAATTGTAAATGCAAATTTTGCTATGAGTGATCCGTATTTATCTCAAAATGATACAATGGCGGTAACTAATACTAGATTAAGAGAAATTTATCTTCAATATCGTTTGTTGTTGGATGTATACCGAGTCTATCTTCAACAGACAGGAGGAAATGTAGTATACACTACTTGGTTAGCAACAAGGAACAGTTCTTCTCCATTTAATAATGAAACACCCGCAAATTATGTAAATAGACAACAACCTATTTGGTATGTTGCAATGGACACAAATGGAGATGGGGTTCTCGATGAAGTTGTACCAGAAATTGATGGATCAAATAGAACTAAAAATTGGACAGATTCTACCACAATGAGTGCAGGTTTATACAGATTATTGAGAGACACAGTAGAACCAACCGGTGGAGGATTGTCTGGAAGAACTGTTAGAAAGAAAAAAGTCAAATTGGGTGGAACAAAAGTCGGTGTAAAAACGAGTGAAATGGGTAGTCTTGAATTTATAGATGGAACATATTTTGATCCAATAGGAGTTGATGATCCTGGATCGGATTTTGTAAGTGGCGGTGGTATTCGATGGGAAGGTGAAGGTCTGCGTGATCCAAGAACAGGCGAACTTATACCTGAAGAAGGCGAAAATCTTGGTGGCGGAAGACCAACCGAAGATGCTATCCGTAGAGAAAGATTGAGAAGGGAATATATTAGAACTCGTGGACGAATACTAACAGATACAAATTTAGGGCTAACCACATCAGGTGACCAAGTTGGAAGACCGGGTGCTAGACTTGGTGTTGGTAACAATATACCGATTGTCCCATTGGGATTTAATTTTGGAACACCTTTATCCAATGCCATAGCTGTTGCTCCTATGATGGCTCCAATGGGTGCAGCTGGTGCAGCTGGTGCAGCTGGTGCAGCTGGTGCAGCTGGTGCACCACTTTACTCAACATCGGCAACACCGGCATTATTTGCATCTGCTCCTGGATTGAGTCCTTCTACTTTTGGATTAACTGCCGGTGTACCACCACCTTTGACTGCTGGTGGAGCTGGTAATGCTGCAGCTCTTGTAAATTTAGGATCATGTGTTCCACTTTATAGTTTCAAAATAAGACAAAAAAATTCTAGCAATAATCCAAGAAGGTTTTATGGGTTTAATATAAAACCTACACCACTACTTGATATATCAATGGTTGCTGCTTGTCCTGGCGGAACTGCAACAACATTATTTACTGTAACAATTGATCCAAACATTTATTACAATTTTGTTGAAAATTCTCGTGGTGATATTCAGATAGTAAACGGACAAAATTCTACCCAAAATTCTGTTGGTAAGATAAAATACAATTACTATTATGATTTCATAAGTATTTTACAAAAAATATATGAAAAGATAACTGAAATAGAAGTTCTTCCTGGTGAAATAGTTTATGATAATATAACGGAACAATTATTAAATGGCTTTCTTCCATTTGTATCTGGAAATACTGGTGTTTTATCAAACTTTTCAAGATTACCAAAAGAAGAAACCTTTTTCAAATCTGGACCTATATTAACTGGCTTTGCAACAACATTACCAAAAATAGTCCAAGATTACGATTATGCTGGTATAAATTGGTATCAGGATACAGCAGAACGTTCTGCTTCTGGAATGGGAATAATAGAAAACTTTTTCTATATGGCAAGAACTGAATATGGTGGAATATCATATCAAGATGTTGTAACCAATACAACGTTAGTTGTAAAATACCCAACAAACGATAGACTTAATAATACTATAACATCATTGATTGATTCAAAAGTTACAGGAGAAGTAGAAAATCTTTCAACCGGAAACGGAAACGGAAATCAAAATGGGACAATAGATGATGAGTTTGGAACAATAGATGAAAATGGTGACATAGTCATAACATCTGATAAATTCAGAGGACAATATGTTGATAGATTTTATGGAAGATTGACTTGGGCTTTTGATATTGCATCATCAGTAGACTGTACATCTCCGTATTATAGATCAAGTGCATCAGTTCAAGGACAGATGTGGAATATAGTATTAGATGATCAATTTGGTACATCTGATTATGAATATCCATCTGCTTTAACAAGTCAAAATTTATTGAACTTGAATAGTATAAATCCAACAACAGGAGAAGTAACCGGACCAATAGTAGATATTTTAAGATCAAATGTAGATGTTAAAACTTTACAAACAAATTATGGTCTTATACCATCGCTGTCAGTTCGAGGAACTACTTTTGAAACAATTCCTAACAATCCATGTTTAGAGGGTATTCCCGTTACATATAATTGGGGTGTAAGACGAATTAAAAAGGTTCCATTCAAAATTTTCTGTCAGCAACCTGGATTGGGTAGGGTAGAAATAAATTATAGAACAAAGGGCAGTGATATTTGGAATTGGGTTGTTTCAGAACTGAAAAAATCTTCTGCATTTGGAGCAAGACAAAATTCAAATGGCGAATTGCTTACAACAAAAGATGGATATTTCTATTCAGAGGCAACCGAAACTGTGCTAATTACCGGTAGATTTCCGGGTGAACCTGGCACATCATGGAAACAATATGATTCGATTCAGTTAAATAGATCTAATCAAAATTGTCTTCCTGTGGAAACTGTTGAATCATCATGGCAAGTTGATTTAGATAATCCTTGTGGTTGTGATGAAGTTGAGATATTAACCCATTATCTAACTTATCCAGAAATATCATTCAAAAATCCTTTGGATGATAACCCAACCGTTTATGCATCACGGAAAGAGTTGAACCAAAGATTTTTAGCTCCTGAACCAGGATCAAAAGCCGCTTCATATCGTTTAACGGTAGGTCAGAGTTTAACAGATAATAGACGCCAAAAACCGGATTGTTTTGAAGGAACTGGAATTGGAAGATTACATCATCCTTTCTTATATGGAACTGACATACTTCCTGGAATGCGTAAAAAATCTATAAAGGGTTTATTTAATTTATCACAATCACTTGACTGTTATCATACATCTTCTACAAAAACTGTTACACAAAAAGAATACTACTATGAAGTAACTGATTGTGACGACTGTGGTAGAACTGCTTATTTTGCAGTTGCATACGGTAATTACAAAGGTTCTGGTTCAATATCAAGTGGTTATGAAAAAGATGATAGTCCAAGTAAAGCTATTTACTCACAATATAGACTATTGACACTTGATCCACATGAGAAGAATTTTACATTCTATGATGGCGGAGAATTAAAAACTCCTGACGATATTTATGTGATAAACTATTATCGAAATGGTTTAAGTGACAAACTTGATATTGGAAATTTTGAAATAAACATTGCAGAATTGAGTGGTAGTGGTATAGAAAATAGTGTTCATACTGGCAGTAATGTTCAAGTTAGTTCATCGAATAAAATACTTTCTCTGATTGACAATTCTGCAATTTTTGAAAATGAAGATACTTGTGCAAATGATGATCCAAATTATTATTATGACATTGTTAGTGGTTCACTTTCTAATGGAATACATTCCAGTGGAGAAGGAACTATACAAACAAACGAAGATTTAACAACTTATGGTAAAGTATATCCAAATTTGGGCGTTATAGTTTTAGACGGACATAAATTGAATGTTTCTGCATCATTTAATTCTGTTAGTGGAAGTGGTATCAATGGTGATAATTCATTCAAACTATTTACTGCAATAAGTGGTGCCGCGGCTGTTGGAAAACCAATGCGTGCTAGAAATGTAAAATTCAAAACAACAAATCATTATTTTGTCAGAATACCATCCGGTGAGGCAAACTACAGCACAAATCCAACTTATGTTTATGATTCAGGTGAAAATAAAGGAAAAATAAAAAATGCCTGCTTTATTGATAACCCAATGACTTACATAACAACCGTTGGTTTGTATAATAGTAAACGAGATTTGATTGCAGTTGCTAAATTGAGCAGACCAATAAAGAAAACAAAAGAAAATGATGTTTTAATAAAAATAAGATTGAATTGGTAATATGATAACTGAATCCGAAATAATAACAACCTTATCTGGATCATTTTTAGGAGACTACCCATCCGTTTTACCAGATATGGATGCGAGAACTATTGCTTTGAATCTTTTTAGAAAAATTTTCAACATAAATATAAATGGATCAGTAGATTCAATTTTATTTTATGAGGCAATAAATACAAATCCAAGTGCATTATCTTCTATACATTTAACTAGATTGGATAAGGCAATTTCAAATTTGGAAGATTTAGTAGATACATTACCACGAACCGTTCAAAAATTACCTTTCATAATAGATGCTGAAAATTTAGAAAAATCTCCTATCGGTGTTACTATTACTGATGAAGTAAGGGCAGCTCTTATTCAAGAAAGAAATAGATTGGGTGAGATATTTAGAACTTTAGCAAATGTTCCAACTGTTTTATCAACAACTTTAATAAATTGATATGAATGTATTAAGTTTTCAAATAAACAAGTATCTTCTTGAAATGGTACGTTCATATGTTAAGTTTCAAGTTGATAATGGTTTCCCAACAAAAGATTCATATAGAGCGGTAATAAACAATGATGTTGTTACGTTTTTATTAGAATCACCTCAATCTGCACCTGCTCCTCCAGAAGTTCCTTTGTTTACTCTAAAATCAAGAGTATTCAAAAAATTTAGATCACCAAGAGATTATTCAATAGTTCAACAAAAATATAGAAAATATGGTTTATTCAAATTTAGAGGAGAACGAGTAAACACATTTCACACATCTTCTACGTTTGGGGATTCAAGATATTTTTTAAGAATGTTGTCTTCTCCTGAAAATGAACAAAATTGTGAGACTCTTTGTGATATAACATACGGTCATATAAATGGATCTGGATCTGGTTATTATGCCGATGAATTTACAAAAGTTTATCCATCAAAAATAATTTTCAAAAATTATTTGATGGAGTATTTTCATACAACAGAAGGAAAAGTGCCATTTAAGAATGGAAAGAATGGTGATTATTTTTATGCTATAAATTTTAATAGAAATCTTTTTCCAGAGATGATAGATCCTGGAAATATACAAATAACTCTTGCACCACTTTCATCTAGTGTGAATCAGTTATACAACACTGGAAGTAATTTTTATCCTCATCCAACATCAGATAAAATATACACATTGATTGATGATTCAGAAGATTTGGCAGATGTAAATACATTAAGAAAGGAATTACGAGAGTATTATTATTTGGTGTCTGGATCATTAAATGATGGTATTTATGGTAATAAAGAAGATGATGCTTGGGGTATATTTTTTCCTAGAAAAGGCATAATTGTATTAGACGGTGCAGTTTTAGATCAATCTTGCTCATTGAATACAGTTACCGGTTCTTTTGACGGTGACAACATAAGAAAATTTTTCATGTCAATTAGTGCATCGTGTAACACAACAACAAATAGACCTATAACAGGATCTTGGTATGCTAGAGCATCCGAAGAAGTAAAAACACAAACATACTTTTGTAGATTGCGAGAATACGAATTTAATTATAGCAACAATTATACATATTTATCTGGTAGTTATGGTGAATTTAGACATAAACAATTTATGGACAGTCCTATCTCATACATTACATCCGTTGGTTTGTATAACGATGATCGTGAATTGATTGCAGTTGGTAAATTACCAAAACCATTATTGAAAAAACCAAATGAAGAACACGTTATTCAAGTAAAATTAAGGTTAAACTGATATGTCATTTCAAGGTCAAAATAGTAATTTAACTTTTACACATAAACGGTTAAAAGCTGGCGATTTTACAATACGCCCATTTGAAGTTAATAAATTATGGAAAATATCATCTATTCATCCGGAAGTAGAACATTATCAAAAATTTGGAATACAAGTATATCGTGCGTTCTATCCTGAAAATCACAAGTATTTTGGTAATGTTGCAAATATATCGTCTTCTTTATATGAAAGAATTTTTACAACACAAAGTTTAGATCCAAAAATTTTATGGTATTATTTGGATCATAATTACTATACAGAATATGATAATATAAAACAACCAACTTTTTTAACGGATGATAGTCAGATAACATATATGGCAGAATCCGCATCTTTATTTGTAATTCCAGTTGGTGTATTTGGTGAGGGTATAAAAAAGAAATCAGTTAGTTTAGTAAACTACAATTCGGCTTCTTCTTACGAATATACATTAGTTGATGATGGATTTGGTAATTTAAGAGACACATCTTTCGATGAAACAAAGATAGTAAATGCTGGTAATTGTATGATGTATGTTGGATTTAACGAAAAATATCGTGAATACAATATGTCAAATAATAAATTGGATTTTGTATTAGACATGACACCACATCGTAATACAATAAATGTTTACAATAAAAAAAATATAACATATACTCCTGGTATAGTATTAAATTCAACAAATACTCCAACTGGAGTTGCTGCTCGTATTAGTGGTTCTTATTTTAGAGTTGATCCAAAATTAGATTTTAATTTTAATAAAAATAATAATTTTGCTTTTAGTTTTTGGATGAAAAAAGACAGTAATCAACCCGATGGAATAAACGGTAAAAATTATCTTTTCAACAAAAATTTAGTAAAAAAAGTATACAATGTGAATGAAACAACATTGCAACATACTTACGAGGAAGTTGAAAAAGAATCAAGTCAATATCCATTTGATATATCATATAACAATCACTTATCAACTAATAATGGAAGATTATCATTTAGACAGGGTTCTATAACCAAAATGATTGAAGTAACATCTAGCGTTTTATCAAGTGATACTTGGTATCATGTCTTGTGTCAAAAATCCGGAAGCAAATATCAAATATGGTTAGATGGACAACTCAATAGTGAAGTTATTGATAATATGAATGATAATGTTGGTAATGAAAATGTATTTTTTATAGGCGGTAGCACAAACACATCAAGTCTTTTTTACGGAAGTTTAGATGAAATCAGAGTGTATAATTCTGCAATTTCCGATGTTCAAATTCCATATTTGGCAGATAATTCTCTAGAAACTGGTTATGCTTATCAAACATCTCGTGTTGGTAATGTTTTTTACAATACTGGATTTGCTGTCATTTCTGATCCAAGACCAAAGTATGCTAATGCATTTTTGGGTTCAAGTGGAAATTTTGATTACGATGGAATAACTAATGGGTTTAGAGGACAATTTCGTTCAACTACTACTTTTTATGAATACGAAATTATTTGTAAAATAAGAAGAAAAGAATTTAATTTTACACAAAATCCATCAATTCGTGTAGATGAGGCATCTTCACGATCAAATGAAATTGAAAATTATGTAACATCTTCATATTTTAACCCATACATAACATCTATTGGTTTATATGATGATAGTGATAATTTGCTTGTCATTGCTAAATTAGCAAATCCAATAGAAAAAAGAGACGATGTTGATATGAATGTAATCATAAGGTTTGATATGTAATGCGTAGAAATCAAGTTGCAATAAAACATGGGTTTCGTAGTGGATTAGAAGATACCGTAAATGATTTGTTGAAAGAAAGTAAAAAATCATTTAGTTATGAAACTGAAAAAATATCCTACATACAACCAGAAACTAAACACAACTATACACCAGATTTTGTTCTAACAAAAACATCTGGTAATAAAATGTATGTTGAAACAAAGGGTAGATGGGTAAAGACAGACCGATTAAAATTTGACCTCATATTTGAACAATATCCTGAAATAGATATTCGTTTTGTATTCCAAAATCCGAATGCAAAGTTATACAAAGGAAGTAAAACAACTTATGCCCAATACTGTGACAAGAAGGGTTGGCTATGGGCAAAAAAAGAAATACCGCAAGAATGGTTAAATGAATGCTTGTAATTGTCACAAATTTTTACTATATTTGTGACAATTATTATTTTACATAAAGTGCGTTTTATGATTAACTACGATTTATTATCTCTTGTAGAAAAAGTTCTTGGTAAAGGTAGAAGAACATCTGGCAACAATTATTCGTTCTTCTCACCATTCATCAGTCATTACAAACCAAAACTCGAAATAGATTTATCAGTAAACAACAATTCAGAAAACCCATGGCATTGTTGGGTTAGTAATGCTAAGGGTAGAAGTATTGTTTCACTTTTCAAGAAATTGAAAGTTGGTAGACAATTTCAAGAAGACCTCAATAAAATCCTCAAAACAAAAAACCTATACATTCAGAATAACACCGAAACAAAAGAAGAATTAGTTTTACCAAAAGAATTTATCAGTTTATATCAGTTTCCAAAGATAAAAGATATTCAGATAAAAATGCAGATGAAACAAGCATTGAATTATTTGAAATCAAGAGGAATTGGTAGAACAGATATTTTGAGATATGGTATTGGTTATTGTCCGAGTGGAAATTATTCCGGCAGAATTATTGTTCCATCTTACGATGATAATTTCAATCTAAACTTTTTTGTTTCTCGTTCTATATTTGAAGAAGATGTATTGAAATATAAAAATCCAAAATGGAGTAAAGATGTTATTGGGTTTGAAAGTTTCATAAATTGGGAAGAACCTATTACACTCGTTGAGGGTGTATTTGATGCTATTACTGCCAGATACAATGCAATTCCACTATTTGGCAAAATAAT